GCTTAAATCTCTGATGTTTCCGTTGAACAATTCGCACCAAACTTCGGCCGCACATACCTTTTTACGGGGTACAAGTGTGTAATTTCCCTGCGCATTCATAGCCCAAAAATCACGCCTGCGGTCAAGCGACCACGCATCCCAGTCGTCCGGGATAGGTCTGTTTATGAAGTCGATCACAAGTCCCTCGCGCGGGGATGCCTCCCTGTGTCCTTCCTGAATACGCACCGCCTCGTCCTCGACTTCGCCGGACAGATACAGCGCCTCGCCAAGCTGCCAGCGCATTTTAGCCTCCGCCCATATCTGACTTATCACATCGTCGGTTAAGTCTTTCCACACGGTCTTATCGTGCTTGTTTACACCGACATCCACCGGCCAAAAACGGCGGTTTCCCGTGGTATCCTGCAAAAAGTCCATCTGATTACAAGTGCCAAAGAACACACAGCACCTCGGCAGCTCCTTGACATTGCGCCCGTATGCCGCGCGGTAACGGTCTGCACGCAAGGAAAGAAACTGCTTGATACGGGCGACATCGGTACGCCTGAATGCGTCCAGTTCAGCAACCTCGACAAGCCATACGCCCTGTAACAGTTCGGATGCCTCCTTACCCTCGAATGTGCGGATGCTGTCATTAAACCAGCCTCTTGACATCTTATCGAGGCAGGTGGATTTTCCTATGCCCTGCGGTCCGCAGAGGATCAGCATATTGTCAAACTTGCATCCGGGTGTCATCGCCCGCGCGATAGCTGCGGTAAATACTTTCCGGCATACCATACGGGTGTAAACGGTGTTATCCGCACCGAGATAATCTATAAAGAGAGTATCCAGCCTCGGGATCCCGTCCCACACTAACCCGCGTATGTATTCCTGTACGAGGTTAAATGCGTGTGTAGCGGCATGGATGTCGAGAGCAGCGTCAATGTTCCCGCGCCCAGTGATGTTGTATGCTTTCTCGAGATACCAGTACAGACCGTTGCTGTCCGTGTCAGACCAAAGCCTGCGCCCGCCGTCCTTACTCCACGGCAGAGCCTCCAGCACCTCGCCTCGTCCGGCAAACTGATTAAGGGCAAACTTGCCTTTCAGCATAGGATCGTTGTCGAGTATGATAAGAATGTTGTCGATAGTCGGCTTAACTGCGCCCGTCTGCGGATTAACCTGCAATTTCAGCATCCAGTTAAGTACCGCATCATCGTTCGTAGGTCCCACGCCCTCAAAGTCGGCTACGGCTGCGTCGTGGCGTTCCTGTGCCATAAGCGCGGCTACGCCCTGATCCGCTATTGCAAACTCGCACATAGCCTTATAAGACGGGAGGCGGTTGTTTGGCGTGTCAGCCTTTGCCTCGTCGTCCTTTTCGCCGAATAGATGTAAGCGCACAAGATCAAATGCGTTTACAAGTCTGCCTCCGCACGGATCCGTTGCGTGATGTGAATATAAGAATTTACCGTGATCGTAGATAACTGCACCGCCCGTAGTTGAGCCGTTAAGGTAAGTAAAACGGTTCGGATCGGTATCCAACTGCGAGTAGATGCCCGGCAGGAATTTCTCCATTGCCTGAAAGACATCGTAAACACGATTGAATGCTCCCACCGCGCCCGGCTTTTCCTCGGGATCCCCCTGCTTTACTGCGAGTTTCTGATAGGAGATAGCGCCGGGGACCTGGGGCCATTCATCAAAGTTATGCCAATCTTTGTAAGTGTTAAGCACGCCGTCTGCGGATGCAAACGGAGCGTCTTTTGTCTTATAGACATATTCGCCGTCACTGCTGCAAGACGGCCAGTACATAAGCCGTGACGGCTCGAATGTAGTAGGATCGGCCATCTGTATGCCTATCTGCTTTGCCAAAAACCTTGCTATCGGCTCGTATTCGTCAGCCGTAACGGTTCGATCAAGCGGTATGAGGATACGCAATCTCGGGCCTGTTTCCATATGCTTACGGGTGGAATAAACACAGTATCCGCACTGCAAGTTATTTACCGCTGTAAGCACGCCGTCCGTGCCGTAGGAGGGGATATTATCAAAGTCAAGGGTAACAATATCCCTGCCTGTTACGGCGTTCGCCTTGCGTCGTTCTCCGGCAAGAGAGCCGGCCACGAAACCGCCCACATCCTTTAAGTCGTCCTGTTGTGATTTCTTTAATTTGAGATACTGCTCGAGCGTTTCCGTCCCCCTTGCGGGGATTTTCAAACGCTCATACAGTTCAGAAACGGTCAGTGTTTGCGCTTTCCAGCGCATATCCTTACGGCTTGCACCGACCGATATGTGAATCTGTCGGTCGTTTATTAAATCCATTGATTATTACTCCTTCGCGCGTGGTAGTTAAATATAATTAACTGTAATCTGATTATAAGTCAAAAATAATAAGCCGTCAATGACAAGTTAAAAATAATTGACTGTCGCCCGGCAAGCGACATCTTACATATCAGTGCGCCTCACACCCGGTCAGACTATCCACACACGCCTGATACTTCGCAACCTGCTTTTCGTGTTCTGCAAGCCGTTCTTTTATATAATCAAGGATGATCTGCCTTGCCTTTATTCCATCGCGCTCGGTAAGATATACAACAAGGCTAAAATACTGATTATCGATCTTGCCTATCTCTGATTTCAGCAGCTTACTTTTATACAGAAACGGGAGTCTTTTGCCCCGGTCTACGCTGTACTGCTTTTCCGTTTCGTTTACCTCTACCTCGTCCGCGCTGAAAGTGTTATTTTTCGTATCAAACATATATGCGTATAAAGTTGTCATTCCCATTACCCCACTTTCTTTATAGTGATTTCTTTGTCCGCAACGCCCTCGCCTGAATACTGAAACCTTGCTTTGCAATCCATACACCGCAATAGTTCCGGCGTATCAAAACGCATAAGACCGCTGCAAGCCGGGCATATCGCCGTATGTCCGTGACACATGATAGTTGCCACCTTTGTGCTTTCATTCATAGTGTTGTACCGTCCATTTTCTGCCGGGCGCAGCATCCACTCGCCGCAGGTCCCTCGTCATCCTGTGTAGCGTTCTCCGCATCCTTCGCTTTCTCCTGTCTGATCTTCCAGCCAAAGAGCGTTTTCTTTGCTATCACGATTTCGCATTTATCTGTCCGTAGCACCTGTCTTTGTCCGAACAATGCCATAAATGCGCTGACTGTTCCAAGCCTTACACCGCACTTAACGCATATTTCCGGGATGGGACCGTCATACACCTTGCCACACTCTTTGCACCGTCTTACTTCCTGCCATTTTGCCATTATGTACCACCTCCTGCTTTATGTTGTATGCCCTGTTCTTCAAAATCCCGCATCTGCTGACAGTACGGACACCATATTGTCTTTATGTGTCCTATTTTCCGTTGCCGTTTCATTTTCCGTGGGATAGGGAAGATACCGCCGCATTCTTTACAGATTAAGTTACTGATTCCGTATTTTTGTTTTCTCATAATATGTCAAGCTGCTTAAACACCTCATATATTTTAGGTGACTGTATTGCAAACCAATCTACATACATTTCTGGCACGCCGTTAGGGAGATTTTCGTTATTGCCCGATAACCCGGACTCCTCAAAGAATGCGTGTATTATCTCATGGCGCATTACCTTTTTCTGATATGCCGGATAGTTCTCGAGTTCGCTGTCGTATGGCTTTTCCGCAATAACTATGATCTTTGACGACTTATCCATGTACCCGTCTGCTTTTCGTAAGAATGTATCCTCGAGGTCGTTTCTAAAATAAATCTTGTACGGTGTTCCGAGGATGTTTACCCTATACTTTTCTTTCTTCATATTCCGCAACAATCTCCTTTAACTTCGCCCGTTCTTCCATAAGGATCCTACCGAGCATATTTTCCCCTTTTATCCCCTGACAGATAGGGCAATAGCAGTTCCCGAAATAGTTGTCGTGCCAAGTATTGCCCTCCTCCAATTCCATGTCGCCCGTCTGCAATAGCAGGCTTGCAAGCGTCGGATTTTGTGTAAACTTTGCGTGTACGACCTTGCGCATATAATCGGCCCGTACCGCGTCCCAGTCTTTGCGGATTGCCGTAGCCCTGCCGAGTTTCTTCGCCTGATCCGGGGATAGGTTCGCAAAAAGCGGTCGTCTGTCGGCTGTGGTCTTTCCTGCCTGATACGCCGCCTCGCTGTTTTGGTAGCGGATCCCATCCAATAGGAGCGGAGCATTATAAAAATTACTTAAAAAGGCATATCCACCGTTGAAATTGTTAATCACCATCTGCGTCCTCCCGTGCCTGTGTAGCTTTCCACGCCTCCCGCAGTCCGACCGCCCAAAGGTACACCCTCGGATCGATACGCCGTCCGACATCGGCAAAATCGGAGTCCCACCAGTCGGGGTTGTATTCGCTTACTATATCCGCGTATTCCGACGGAAAATTTGTATGCTCGTTCACATTGATTTCATCAAGGATATTCTGCAATTCCTCAAAATCCTCGTTGATCTTTTCCCGGCGTTCCGCATCCTCCATATCCTCATATATGACATAATCATCAAGGTTATTAAGGTATTCCTGTTTGATTTCCTCCAGGTCCGCTTTTATATCTTCCCAACGGTATGAATATTTATCAGAGGTAGCCTGCATCTTACTGATAAAATAATCTATGCTTTGTACATAACGCTGCATATTATCCGGCTTTACAGGGTTATACCAGCACGCAACGCAATCTCCGAGGTCGCCCGTGATAATCAGATTTCCCTTTTTGCAATCAATGATGTAGCGCACGGCGTAATCACTACCACCGCTTGCTTTTCTCCAGTCCACAATCCACCAGTCATCATTGATAAGTACAGGAGTCGCAATATGTCCTTTTTCTTCAAATACTTTGCGGTACTTTTCGTAAATTTCGTCCGTCACAATTACCACCTCCTACAATTCGGCGTTGACCTTTTCGCGCAACTTCTCGAGTCTGTTACGGTTAATTCTTTGCGCTGACAGGATTTCCTCCAGTTCGTTCATAAAATCCACAAGTTTATTGTGCAATCCATCGGCTATGGCCTCGTAATCGTCGCCCGTGCTTTCTTCTAAATATTCCTCCTCCAGTTCCCGGATAACATCGTCATAAAGCTGCGCAACTTCCATTCCCATATCGTTATCAATGATCTCCCTTAAATCCTCTCTCGGATTCAGGATTGTTACATTCTGCCTTGTCCTTATCTGCGATTCAATCGTTATTACATATCCCATTTATTCCACCTCCTCGGGAAAATGATCTTTTGTTACTGCAATCGGAAAGCCCTCGATCTCCGAGGCCCATATACAACTGCCATCGCCGTGCAAGCCCTCCCATATCAGAGGAAAGCCTCCTATGCCGTCAAACAGGCTCGCCATCGTCTTATCCGCACCACACGCAAGGGATAAACGCTGTAAGACATAAAACCACGGTGGGATAGCGATACTGTTACCAAGTGCCTTATAGCGTGCGCCGTCGGTACATTCACGTTCTTTGTCCTTTTCATCTATCCATTTGCTTATATCCGTCCAACCGTCGGGAAAGCCCTGCAAGCGTTCACATTCAAGCGGAGTAAGACGGCGCACGATGTAATGCTGCTGTCCGTCTGTCTGTGCGACTACTTCCCTTTCCGTGCCTTCCCGTTCGCCGCATCCTCTGTAATAATTTGCGTCAAGCGTTCCGGCTTTATCGCCATTGATACCATAAGACACACACTGCGGATCCTTATAATCACGGGATAGGAGAGTAGAGGTCTGATCCTCGCTGATTGTCATATAATTACCTGTCGTCATCGCATATATCCCCCCCTAATGTGATTTAGTTCTTTCTTCAACTATCAATACCTCCGATCCCCCCCCGTAGACACCGCCTGTGTTCTTGATTGTGGCGGCTACTTCATTCGGGGTGTACTTATCGTATGCGTCCTGTGAATAGCACTCCAGCACCATAGGCGTGTTACCGCCACCCGTACCCATCCTCCCGGATAATGTCTGTACGATACCATCCTCGGATAACTTTACCCGGCTGTCGTTTGGGTGATTCTCAACCGGGATTGCTACCGCCGGAATGTTGCCGTGCATTTCGGCTCGTAGTGTTGGGCTTACTTTGGCGTTATCCTCGC